ATTTCAATGGATGATGGGCTTAGGATTGGCCGGTTTAGGTGCGATGATGCTTTATCTTCACAGCCAACTGACAGCAAGAATAGATGGTGTAGAGAAAAATCTAACCTCTAGGATGGATAAACTGGATTCTAGGATGGACAAACTAGACGAAAAACTTACAGATATCGACCGAAGACTTTGCCGCATGGAAGGAGCTATGTCTACATGTTGCGCCCTGAATCACGAACAACACAAAAGAGCAGAATGATGCGCTTTTCAATGCCTTTTGTAGGAACACTAGAAATCCGTATGGAGCGCAGTAAGGACATATCACTGTCCAGAGAAGAAAAACCACTCTATAGAAATGAAGATTAATAAAGGGATATATGGATTGGCTACAAGTTTTAGTTATTGTGTTTGGAAATGCTGCATGGACAATTCCAATGTGGCTGTGGACTAGATCGGAATCTAGAGCAGATGTAAGAGCGATAGACCTCAAAATAGAAACGATGAGACAGGAGGCAAACAGTATTTTGAAGGCAATACAACAAGAAATAAAAGACTTCCACGGACGGCTGTGTGCTATAGAAGAGAGGAATAGAGGAAAATAATGGAAACGCTAGCAGTAATTTTCGCGATGGCGGCTTTATTCTTATGGGTTAGGTCTGAGGCAAATGCTGATAGACGATATATCAGTGAGATTCAGCGTCAGGATCGTAAGGATATTTTGACATTGGTCGAAGCCATTAAGGAAGACGTACGAGCGATTAAAGAAGAAATGAAAGATTTTCATAATAGGCTTTGCGCTATCGAAGAAAGGAGAGGTAAATAATGGAAACACTAACAATAATTTTCGCGATGGCGGCTTTATTCTTATGGGTTAGATCTGAGGCAAATGCCGATAGAAGGTGTTTATCTGAAGCTCAACAACGGCATGCTGATAAAGTAGAAAAGCTTATTGAAGCGATTAAAGAAGAAATGCATGACTTCCACAATAGGCTTTGCGCTATCGAAGAAAGGAGAGGGAAATAATGCATTGGGCAGAAGTTATGACAATCGTTGGTGTAAACATAGCTCTTTTTAGCTGGCTAAGAGCCGATATGAGATTATTCGAATCAAAAATTGAAAGTTGGAAATCGGATATCGATAAGGAAATGAAAGACTTTCACGGAAGATTGTGCGCTATCGAAGAAATGAGAGGTAAATAATGAACGAAACAAATTGGTCAGTTCATGTCGAATGGGTTGTATTGATGGCTACGATTATTGGTGGCATCTATGTAATAGATGGAAAAATACACACACAAGTTTCTGAAATGAGATCTGAGATGCATGCTCAAACTGATCGCTCAGATAGACTTCACGAGGCTCAAACTCAACGAATCGATCGTCTATATGAAATGTTCATTGATCTTGTTAAGGAGAGAAAATGAAAGAAAAGAACTGGTCTATTCATATTGAATGGGCAATCCTAATGATCACCCTAATCGGTGGTGTGTATGTGATAGACGGTAAAGTTGATAAACAAATTTCCGAACTTAGAATGGAAACCAGATCAGAATTATCTGCTCAAGTAGCTCGAACCGATCGCCTATATGAGATGTTCATCGAACTCGTTAAGGAGAGAAAATGAAAGAAAAGAATTGGTCAGTTCACGTCGAGTGGGTTGTTCTCATGATCACTGTCATTGGAGGAATTTATGTGATAAATTCTGAAATACGTACAGAAATGCGTTCTCAAGCAGCAAGAACAGATCGTCTATATGAAATGTTCATTGATCTTGTTAAGGAGAGAAAATGAGAGAAACAAATTGGTCAGTTCACGTTGAGTGGGTCGTGCTCATGGTCACAATCATCGGAGGTATCTATGTTTTAGACGCTAAATTCGAAAGACAAGGCGAACGAACAGATCGTCTATATCAAGAATTTCATTTAGCGATGCGTGAACAATCTGAAGAATTTCAGACATCTGTTCGAGCACAATCGGAACGTAGTGACCGACTATATGAGATGTTCATCGAACTGGTTAAGGAGAGAAAATAATGGATGCAAGCTGGAATCAAGTGATGGTGATCGTAGGATCAAACATAGCGCTAATCATCGTTATGTTCGGAACCACTGTTGCTATGTGGTTACACACAGATAAAAAGATAGAAGCTATACAAAAGGAAATGCAGGACTTTCACGGAAGACTGTGTGCAATAGAAGAAAGGAGTAAGAAATGATTTTTATTTTACAGATTATTGGCTGCGTTCTTCTTTTCCATTGGATGGATAGGAACCTATTTTGAGAAGCTCCTGGGCCAGAATAGCCGCTTTATCTATCGACTTGTTTTTTGCTGCAACAATGAGTTTCTTCATCGTATTCTGTTTATTCGGATCAATCAAAAGAGCTGTAGATAGCTTCTTGGCTAGTCCCAGCCCAACTAAAGCTATCAACGGCGCTTTGTTCCCATGGATTAGAAGCGCTCCTAAAGATCCTAAAAACTTCATCTCCTGCGTACCCTTATCCACTTTTGGAATCTGCTTAAGCAACGATTCAATAGCCTGAGCGCCTTCGCTGATCGCCTTAATGTTTTGCACTTGTTCTTGGCCTAGGACTTTCTTAGCAAGCTCATGATTAGCTGGGTCGTTAAGTATAGAGGTTAGCTTCTTAAAGTTCGTTCCTTCGACGTTTTGAGCCTTCTCAATTGTCTGCATTAAATCTCGTGCGCCTAACCATTTTTTCCACGCCTCATTTGTAGCATCGAAGTACTTACCAAACTTAGCCGCTTCAGGACCGGACTCCGCAAATGTCTTCTTAATCCCTTCCTTGACCATGCCTAGCAAGTGTTCCTTCTGGGAAGGGTTGCCCCAATTCCCAGCCTTTCCAAGATTGCGATAAAATCCTGTGAAGAATTCCGCTGTGTCTGCCTTGTCTAATTTACCTAAGCCGTCTTTCATGAATTCGATGAACTTTTTTTGCTCATCGAGAAGTGGGTATTTCTCTAGATAGGCAATAGCACCTTCGACAGCTTTCCTGACAGGCTCCTTATTCTTTATGGGAACGCTGGAGGCCAGTTGTTCCATTGATTGATAAACGTTTGAAGCTTGCTTTTCAAGGTAAGGTAAACCTCCTTCAGCGTATCCAGGAAGACCTTTTTTGATTTGTTCTTTGAATAGCTCTTCACTGTTTTTTACTCCTTGTTGAATGGAATTTTCAGCTTCTGGAGTAAGCGACGCGTATTTCTTCAGTATCTTTCTTTCTTCTAGAGCACTCTTTGCCAAAGTAATGTCTTTTTCCGAATAGCCAGCTTTCCTCAAATCTTTAAGCACCTTTTCTACTTGTGGACTTTTCGACGTGATAGCGATTGTTGATTTTGGCCCTGTTTTTAAAGCAGCTATGATTTCTGCCGTGGCTTGCATCCAAGGAGGAGCCCCGAGTTCTTCCAACGTTTGACCAGCTGCACCCGCAACAATTGGTGCGGCCCATCCTCCTGCTCCACCAAAAGCAGCAGTACCACCAGAAAATTTACCAATACGTTTGCCATATCTACCTGCTGCTGTTTTCGGTTCAGATACAAGGCCTAATTCCTTTCCAGCAGTTTCTACATCTTGGGAAGATGGGAGTCTTGAATATCTCGGCAGAATGTCATCATCTCCAGACAAAGCCGCTATGTCAGTAAAAGAAGGCTTGTAACCAGGCTGGTTCATCTTATCCAAAGCTTGAGATTCCATCTCATAGGTAGCCTTCTCTCCTGGAAGGGTCTCCTTGGATTGAAGACCGAATAGATCTAGAATATCGCCATAGGTGCCCAAGGATCCTATACCAAATCCCTGAGCTCCCTGTTTTCCTAAATCAGCGGCGTAATCGCCAAAGCCAAGTTCTTCTTGCTTAGGAGGAGAATTGAAATAATTAAGAACTTCTTCAGGAGAATAGCCAACCTCTTTTGCTTTCAATATTTTATCTTCAAAGGCTGGGTCTTTTTTTCCTAGATATTCCATAATTTCTTCATCAGAATATCCGGCTTTTTTGGCTTTCTGATATTTTTCTTGATCGCTCATCCAAAAATCTCATCTAACGATGGTCTATTCTGCTTTCCACTTTCTTGTTCAACCATACTACGAGCTTTAGCATTAGTCTGTTTTAGCTGTTCCTCTAACTGAGACTTCAATCTACGATAGTTTTCTGTGGCATACTTCTTGACTAAGACAGGATCTGCCCCTGAACCGTAATGATCCATGGCTGCTTTGAATGTTTCATCTTTTAGATAGGCAATGCGATTTCCAAGAGCAAGTTGTTCTGCGATCAAACGTCGACCCTCAGGGCTATTGGCTAAAGTGGGGAACCCCTGCTTAAACTGATCCAAGTCAAAGTTGGTCACTCTTCCAGGAAAGAAGTCCTTAGCTCGTCTAGCCATACGTGCGATTGTTTTGACGTAATCCTGGGATTCTGGAGTAGCCAAGGCTTTTATCCTTAAATCGCCTGTATCCCAATCGACATTCCATTTTTTAATTCCGGTCGGCAAAGCTCCAGGAATTTCATTCAAGTCTTGTAAATGCTTCACTTCCCGATATTCATCATCTAAGGCATTCAACCGATCTACTGTTTCGTTATATAGAGGAATGTTTGTCTTTTCTCTATATTCATTTTGATGAACGACATCAGAAGGAGTCATGCCGATTGGCTCTGGAAGTTCAGGAAAATCCAGCGCTAATTCTCCAAGACTCGTTCCAGGAATATCAATATTTGGTTTCACAGTCTCAGATGTCTGCTGCTCTCCAGTTAGACCCTTACCAGATTTGGAACGACGAATTAAGTCATTTACATTCCTAATTACGTCACTTTGACCTCCTATTGGAGCGTTTTCCATCTGATTTTGCCATATTTTGGCTGTTTCTTCGGGATAATTGGCCTTAATTAGGGAATCATAGACACTTTTTCCTACTTGTCTTCGTTTTTGCAATTCCATGACCTTCAGCTGGTTTTCTGGACTGAGATTGCCCAAATCCTTAGCCGAAACCTTTTTCCCTTCTACAACCCGTCCCAATACATCCTGCTGGAGTTCATTCCTTTCTTGCTCTTCAATCTGCATTCTTTGCTTGAAGATTTCCTGTCCTGTTTCACCATAAGGACTCAAAGCAGAACGGATCGCTTCCAACTTCTTGGATTGTGGAGCTCCTTCCAAAGACTTATCCTGAAGAACGCTTTCAAGGCTGCGGTTTGCGAAGTATGTGTTTAGCCCATTACCAATCCCCTGTCCTAAGCTCATTCCGAGCATCTCCGATAACTTCCCTTGGGGGTTTGTTCCTTGAATGACTTGTACCATGTTAGCTTATGCCTCCAGCTCCTGAAGCTCTATTTGACTTAAATAAATTTTGTATCCCTGTTGCTGCCATTCCTCCAAGAGCTCCTAAAAAAGGTCCGCCAAATGAACTAGCGGCTCCTGCTAGAGCTGTTGGTAACATCCCTTGAGATCCTGGAATTTGATGATAAGCAAACGGCTGATAATTCAATCCTGTCTGGGATAATTGATTGAATTGACCGTACTGTTGCTGAGCAGCTTGGCCTTGCAATTGAGAAAATAGCTGAGCCAGTTGAGACTGGAGACCAGCAGATGCTCCCCCTAAAGACTGACCAAAACCGCTGGAAGATAGAGCGCCGGCACCTGCGAATCTTTCTGCAATCTGAGGCAGCATCTGCTCTTGGAACTGTTGAAGATAAGGAGCTGAGAATTGATCGAAAGCTTGACCTTGATTAGGCCCAAGAAAGTTATTGAAGTACTGATTCGCCAGATCATAGCCTCCTCCTTGCTGAGACATACCCATAGCTTGTGAGAGGATATTATTATGAAGTCCCTGTTGCTGTGGCGTTCCTGTGGGTACTTTTTTTAACTTATCATTGCTTCTGAAAAGCCATTCGCCGATGTTTGCCATAAAAATTCACCTAGTTTTCTAAGTACTCCATGACCCACACACACCAGGTCAGAGCGTTACCCGAATTGTTTTGAATAATAATCGTATTTGTCGAGTTCTGATATCTTACGTAAATGTCAGGATCGTTTAGGAAATAAGAGAGTCCAGCTGTATCTATTGCTCCGCCAAAACCCTGAACAGGATATAAATAACCAGTGATATTTTGCGGCTGAGTCGAAGAAGATAAGACAATATTCGTTGTGCCAGCTGCAATATTTCCTCCATTGAGTACAACTAAATCGGCAGTAATTCGATAACCGTTCCTATTCTGTTGAGGATTTCCTATCTGATACCACTGCTCGAAGCTAGCATTCTCTTGAAGAAGGAATAGAGAGCTTTCCTTGGTATTGACAGCGTTGGCTACTCGACGCAGATAAAGTAGGAGAATATTCTCGAAACCCTTTTCACCAGGGTTAACATCCAAGGAGATGGGCAATTGATTTGTATTGAGTGATAGGTCGCTCGAGAATGTCATTCTATATATCCCTTATATATTCGATATACGTTCTCCATATATCAATTAATCAGCCGACCGCCCTCTCTAAACCAAATGTTCATTGCGTTCAACTCCATAGGAGACTGATGCGTCGCAAACTGATTCATGAGGTTATCGTCATAGGTTATGCCGATGCGTAGGTATTGTCCGAATTGCGTGCTGTAGAAGCGATACCATGCGTATTGAGAGCCATAGGTATACGTCTGTCCATTGACAGGAATTGTGCTCCAGATACCACCTGTTGTATATGCACCAAAACCGGTCGAATTTATATTGTCTAGAGTGAAGTTATTAGCATCGACGACCGTTATGCTATATAGAGCCGAATTCAGCTGTGTCATACCCTCAACGTTAGCGATATAAATAACCGATCCCGTTATTAGACTATGATCAGGACTCGTAATTTGACAGGGATTCGCCTTGGTAGCATTCGTGATGAATCCAACGCTTTGTGAAGAGTTGAGTAACTCTTGATTCGTAGCAATCAAATTGGCTTGCTCACCAAGATACGAATTCACAAACAATTGTATGGTTGTAGCTACGATAGCCGGAGAAAGAACATTTGAGTCCATTTGGAAGTCAATGAATGAGAGCTTAAATTGCTTTCCAGAGCCTTGGAACGGATTGAAATCTTTGCCAACTATATTCATTTTGGGAAAGAGTGTGATTGTTCCTCCTCCTAAATATGTCGCAGACGATGTAATATTCACGGCTTCATAATTCTGTGATGTGAAATTCCACCTGCTAAGCGTTATATTATTTGCATCTACTATCGTTACGGAATAAATAATATTGTCCAACCCAGGATCGGTACCGCTCCAGATTGTGTTTTGGATGTAAATGATTTCCGAATTTTCTAAATTGTGATTAGGAACCGTCAACTTATTTGGATTGGCCGAAAAATCAACGGCCGTAATCGCCATGCTGGGGGCATACAGAGATGTTACGGATTGAGTAGTTGCTGCATCAGGGTTATTGTAAATAGTGATGAATCCGTTTGGATTACCAGACGTAACGTAATCAACATACTCTTGATCATCAACGTTATCCCAAGATACATTACTTTCCCAAAGAGTTGTAAAACTGTCCCATGTGATACCGAACTGAAATTGTGAGGGACCAAAGCACGTGATATTGTCTCTGAATTTTGCCCATGTATTATTGCGATAATTAAAGACCAATACTGTATTTGGAAATGCCTGCGTAACCGAATCAGTCGTTTCGTCAACATAGTTCCAGTAGACTAACTCCTTTTCAAAATCTCTAATGCCGTGTACGAAATTAGGTGCGTTATTTTGGATTTCAAACCCAAAGACTTCTTCCGGTATTTGTTCGTCTAATCTACTGACTCCAC